TGGAACAAATGGTACAATTGTTTTTAAATATGCAACTACTCTAGACGAATATCAAAGTGGTGTTGTAGTTACAGACCCTGCGTGGTCTATAACAACTAATAACCTTGAAGATTTTATAACATTAACCCTTTATGGTCCTACTCTTGGGGGATCAATTGGTTATGGAGGATCTATAAAAATAACACAAACTAGTTACGGTGTAAACCCAGCTGTAACTTTTTAAATATTTAACAAACCTAGTAATTTACAATATTATCCTAATATGTATAACAGAATTTAAAACCAATAAACATGAGTGAAAAAAAAGTTTTATCCCAAGAAGAAATTACTGAATTAAAAGAATTACAAGCAACATTTAAAAGTTTAACAGAAGTTTCAGGCGTTATCGAAATGCAAAATTATAACATACAATTAAAAAAAGAACAATTAAAGTCAAATTTACAAAGTTTACAAGAAAGAGAATCTGATCTTGCTAAGAAATTAGAAGAAAAATATGGTCAAGGAAGTATTTCTTTAGAAACAGGTGAATTCTTACCAAGTAAATAGACTTTTGAAAAAATTTAGTATATTTATCATAAAAATAACATAAAATGGCAGAAACATTAATTTCCCCAGGAGTATTAGCAAGAGAAAACGATCAATCTCAAATTACTTCACAACCAGTACAAGCCGGAGCGGCTATTGTCGGTCCTACTGTGTTAGGTAAAAAAGGAGTCCCAAAATTAGTAACTAGTTTTTCAGAGTACTTAGCCAATTTTGGTAGTACTTTTACTAGTGGATCAGACACTTACACTTACTTTACATCAGTATCAGCATATAATTATTTTAATAATGGAGGTACTTCATTATTAGTAGATAGAGTAAACTCAGGATCCTTTAGTACGGCCGACTCAACCTTAATTCCAGCTTTAGAAGCTGAAAGTGGGGCTTTAGTAGTAGGAAGAAATATTAGTGGTTCTTATTTATCTGGGGGTGTAGGAGGAACAGCTGGTACTTACACAGGAGTTGCAACTACAAACAGTGGGGCAGGTGATAATGCTTTAACATTAACTATAACAACCGGGGTAGCAGCAGGAAAAATATTAGCTTCTACAGTATTAGCTAACTCAGCAGGTGGTATAAATGCAGCTACTTCAGTAGGTACATTTAGTGATGTTTCTCAAACATCTTCTTCAGGTGGAGGAACAGGATTAAGTGCAGATATTATAACAGCAACAGGAACAACATTTACTACTGCCGCAGCTTTAACACCCACCCCTACTATTACTGCAAATGCAGCAGGAACAACAGCTGCTTTAGCAACTGTATCATCAGGGACAGGAACAGGAGCAACTATATTAGTAACATCAGATGGTGTTAATATTACAGGGGCTGTAATTGATAATGTTGGAACAGGTGGTGCTTATGTAGCTGGAGAAACTATTACAGTAACAAAAGTATTAATGGATGCTGATGGTTCAATTGGAACTACTGGTGCTGATTTAGTTATTACAATTGCACAATTAAATTTAACTTCAACATTAACATCAATTACAGTTAATGATGCAGGAGTAGGATATGCAAATTTAGATACTATTACATTTGCAGCCGCAAATATTGGTTCACCATCTAGTGACTTGGTAGTAACAGTTGCAACAGCTGATTTATCAGTAGAATTAGAAGATGCAATAGTAGTAGCAGCAGGAACAGGATATATAATTGGAGATGATGTTACAGTAGCATTAGCGTTAATAGGTTCCCCATCAGCTGATTTAGTATTTGATTTAGTAGCAGATGATATAGTTAATACAAATGTATTTACATTAGAAACTATTTCTGAAGGTACAGTAATGAATAGTGATGGAACACAAAATGCTAACGGAGCTATATCAAATGGAACTAGAAATAATATTAGATGGGAAATACAAGCTCCTAACTCAGGATCTGGTACATTTAGTTTAATTATTAGACAAGGTAATGATAATTCAAAATCAAAATCAATATTAGAAATATTCCCTAATGTATCATTAGATCCAAAACAATCTAACTATGTAGCTAGAATTGTTGGAGACATGACTGAAGTGTTATTAGGTGCTGGAACTGCAGACCCATACATTCAATCTCAAGGATCATATAGAAATGGATCAAGATATGTAAGAGTAAAATCAGTTAATTTAAAAACTCCTGATTACTTTAATAACGATGGTATTGCAAAAGATGAATATACAGGATCTATTCCAATGGCTTCAAGTGGAGCATTTTCAGGAGCATCTGGAAATATTGTAGCACCAAACCAAAATTATTATGATAAAATAAATAATAATGACTCCCAAGGGGTTGATGCATCATCAGTACCAGATTATACAGATGCTTTTAATTTATTAGCAAATAAAGACGATTACAGATATAACATATTATCATCACCAGGATTAGTTTATGCTAATTCTAACCATAAAACAGTACTAAATGTAGGTGTTCAAAATGTACAAGGTAGAGGAGATGCAATATTCATTTTAGATTTAGAAAATTATGGATCAACAGTATCAGCAGCTACAGGAACAGCCGCAAGTATAGATAATTCATATGCAGCAGCATATTGGCCTTGGTTACAATTAAGTGACCCAGATTCAGCACAGTTAGTATGGGTGCCAGCATCTACGTTAATGCCTGGAGTATATGCGTATAATGACAAATCAGCTGAAGCGTGGTTCGCTCCGGCGGGTATTAATAGAGGTGGTTTAAGTACAGTAGTACAAGCTGAAAGAAAATTAACTCAAACTAATAGAGATGATTTATATACTGGAAAAGTAAATCCAATAGCAACATTCCCAGGTAGAGGAGTAGTAGTATTTGGACAAAAGACATTACAATCTCAAGCATCAGCTTTAGATAGAGTAAATGTTAGAAGATTATTAATTGAACTTAAATCTTATATTTCACAAATTGCAGATAACTTAGTATTTGAACAAAATACAGCAGCAACTAGAAATGGATTTTTAGCTCAAGTAAACCCATATTTAGAATCAGTACAACAAAGACAAGGTTTATACGCGTTTAAAGTTGTAATGGATGCCTCAAATAATGGTCCAGAAGTAGTGGATAGAAACCAAATGGTAGGTGCAATATATTTACAGCCAACGAAAACAGCTGAATTTATTTACTTAGATTTCAACATTTTACCAACAGGAGCTCAATTCCCTTCATAAAAGAAAAAAAATTAGATATTTATAATAAAATAAAAAAGAAATAAAATGGCAGTATTAAACCCTAACGAAATATTTTTCACAGCTTTTGAACCAAAAGTAGCTAATAGATTTATAATGTATGTGGACGGAATTCCAGCTTATATCATTAAAGGTGTTAGTGGAATGGGTTTCGCACAAGACGAAATTGTACTTAATCATATCAACACTTATAGAAAAGTAAAAGGTAAATTAAGGTGGAACGATATTACAATGCAATTATTTGACCCAATTACTCCATCAGGTGCTCAGGCAGTGATGGAATGGACAAGATTACACCATGAATCCGTTACTGGTAGAGATGGTTACTCTGATTTCTATAAAAAAGATTTAACAATTGATGTATTAGGTCCTGTAGGAGATGTAGTTTCTGAATGGATTATTAAAGGAGCATTTATTAAAGATGCATCATTTGGAGATTATAATTGGGATGAAGATGGAACAGCACAAAATATTGATTTAACAATAGGAATGGATTACTGCGTCTTGAATTTCTAAAAAAAATCAAAATATTTAAAGAATAGCTTGGCTTAGGTCAAGCTTTTTTTTATATTATATATGTATAATCAACAATTAAGTTATAACAAATAAAATTTATATGGAACAATCAAAAAACATACATCAGTCTAAGACACCTATTGTAGAACCTAAAGTAGCATCTCCTAAAAAAACATTTAAATTTCCAACAGAAATGGTAGATTTACCTTCACAAGGTATAGTTTATCCCAAAGATCATCCTTTATCTTCTGGGAAAATTGAAATGAAATATATGACTGCAAAGGAAGAAGATATTATTACTAATCAATCTTACATACAAAAAGGAACTGTAATTGATAAACTTTTAGAAGCATTAGTAGTAAGTGATGTAAGCATATCAGATATGATTGTAGGCGATAAAAATGCATTATTAGTAGCTTCACGTGTGTTGGGATATGGTTCAAATTATAAATTTACATATGATGGGGAAGATTATGAAGTTGATTTAGCTACATTAGAACCTAAGAAATTTGATAAATCATTATTTACACCAGGTGAAAATAGATTTACATTCCAAACCCCACATGGAGAAAACTTAATTGAATTTCAATTAATAACTGATCAACTTGAAAAGAAAGTAGATGCTGAATTAAGGGGATTAAAAAAATTAAATAAAGGAGCTAATCCTGAAATGTCTACTAGACTAAAACATATAATATTATCTGTTGATGGTAATACAGACAAAGCAGAAATTAGAGATTTTGTTGATAATTATTTTTTAGCTAGAGATGCAAAAGCAATGAGGGACTATATAGTCAAAATTCAACCTGATGTTGATTTCTCGTTTGAACGGGAATTAAATAACGGAGAAGTAGATGAAATTGACATTCCAATTGGTGCCAACTTTTTTTTCCCTGACGCATAGCCAAGCAGCAGAATATAGACACAACTTATTTACTCAAGTCCATGAAATAGTATTTCATGGACAAGGAGGATATGATTGGCATACGGTGTATGAAATGCCTATATGGTTACGAAAATTTACTTATAAAAAAATTCAAGACCATTATGATGAAAAAAATAAACAAAATAGTGGTACATCAACTAATGATTTAGAAAAGGGTAGAGACATACTAAAACAAGCCCAAAGATCAGATCCTGCTAATGCTCAAAAAAATAAATATATAGATAAGTTTTCTAAACCTACCCCAAAAGTAAATATTCCTGATTTTGTTACATCTAAAGCAAATAAAGCATAAATTGTTAATATTTATAACAAAATAGCTTAAATGGCAAAACAACCTAAATCACCAGAGCAGTTAAGGGACGAAGCAATCGAAACAGCAAGAATTGTTGATGATGCAATGAGGTCCATATCATCTCGTATAGGTGAATTATTTGGTGAAGCCCGAGATGAAGTAGCAGATATTTCAAAAGAATTAGTTAAAGAAGTAGAAAGAGGACTTAAAGGTTTAGCTTCAAATGCTGAAGCCATTGCTGATGCACGGCAAAAAGCATTAAGTGGATCATATAAGCAACGGGATGTTGCTAAAGAAATGCTTAAAAAGCAAAAAGCTATTTTTGTTTTAGAAGTTAAAATTAAAGAAGCAGCAGCTGCTGGGGCCGCAAATCATAAAGAACTAACTAAAGAACTAGAAAAAGCTAAAGGCTATGCTAGTGAATTTGAAAAAACTTTACAAAAATCAGCAGATCAATCTACTAAAATTACTAAGGCCATGGGTCTTACTGGTGTTTCTTTAAAAGGATTAAAAAAAGTAGCAGGATCTTTAGGAATAGATGGGATAGAAGACATATTTTCAGATGCAGCAGCAGCATCCGAAAAAATGGCACGAACTGTTACTGACTCAGGACAAAAAGCTGCAGGTTTAGGAGGAAAAATGAGAGTAGCATTTGCGGGGGCTGCAACAGCAGCTAAAGGTATTGGAAAAGCTCTTATGGATCCTTTATTTATCATAGGCATGATAATCAAAGCAGGTAAAGCATTAATTGGTATATACAATCATGTAAAAAAATTAACTAATGATGTAGGTCAAGCTTTTGGAATAGCAGGAAAAAATGCTGAATATTTAAAAAAACAAATACATGAATTAGGTGATGGTGGAGCTTTAGATGGGATTTATATTAATACAGAAGAAATATTAAAAAACCAAAAAGCAATAAATGATACAGTAGGTGTAAATTTAAGGCTAAATAAAGAAAATGTAAAAACTTACCAAAATTTATCAGAATATGCTGGTTATAGTGCAGAACAAATAGCGGCATTATATAAAATTTCACTTACAACTGGCTCATCATTTCAAACTATACATGATGACGTTGTTGGCACAACAGAATCTTTAAATAAAGCTACTGGATTTTCAGCGTCTCAATCCCAAATATTTGATCAGCTAGCGGGTGCTAGTGGATCTGTAAAGTTTAATATAAAAGGAGGAACTGAAGGATTAGTTAAAGCAGCACACACAGCAGCAAGGTTAGGATTAACAATGGATGAAATTGCAGCAGCAGCAGCAAGTCATTTAGATTTTGAAAGCTCAATAGCAAAAGAAATAGAAGCAGAAATGTTTCTACAAAAAGATTTAAACTTAGATAAACTAAGATATGCTGCTATGACTGGGGATACTGCAATGGCAGCAGCAGAAGAAGCAAGATTAATTAGAGAAAATGCTGGTGCCTTAAGGGGTAATGTGATAGCCCAACAAGCATTTGCAGATGCAACAGGTATTGGAATGGATAGACTAGGAACAGTTTTAGACCGCCAAGATCAATTAGCAGGGTTATCAGGTGAACAATTAGAAACAGAATTAGCAAAAGAAGAATCTTTAGTTGAACAAGGTAAACAGGCTCAAGAATTTGCTAGACAAATGCAGGATGTAGTTAGACAGATTAAAAAAGCATTTGAACCTTTAGCTATGGAAATAGTACCTAAAATACTAACTATGGTTCAAAAGCTAACACCAATGATAATAA